ATCTGCTAATGCTGGAAACCTATTCCCAAATCCAACTGGTGGAGACTACTTCTACGTTAGCTTAATCAGTCTGAGTGGCCCAATCATTGAGATTGTTAAATGTACTGCTCGTAGCGGTGATATTTTTACAATTGAGCGTGGGCAAGAAGGCACTACACCTTTGTATTGGAACATGGGTGATAACGTCCAATTGCGTATTACTGCGGCAGGTATGAACTATATTGCAGGGGCTGCAGTTCAATCAACTGAAGAGCAAGTATTTACAGCAACTCAAGGTCAGACAGTATTTACTTTGACTAACTTTGATTATGCTCCTGGAACTAATAACTTAGCGGTATTTGTAAACGGTTCAAAACAAGTATATGGAACAAACTATTCTGAGACTAGCGTAAACACAGTTACATTTAATTCAGGTCTTAATGCTGGTGATATTGTCGAATTTTTGGTTGGTATAAGTGTTGCATCTGGAACTTTGTATGCTAATGAAATTAATTACAATGAAGGTGGAGTTGGAGCAGTAACAACTACTGTACAAGCTAAACTTCAAGAATTTGTATCTGTTAAAGATTTTGGAGCTGTTGGCGATGGAACAACTGACGATACAACAGCATTTACAAATGCTATTTCATATTGCACATCAAATAATTTGTGTTTATATGCTCCTTCAAGTGCATCTTTTTACAAAATTACTTCATCATTAAATATTACTTGTGCTTTTTCTGCTGGTTTATATTTAGTATTTGGCGGTAGTGGAACAATTACTTTTGCTGCAAACACTATTGAAACTGTTTATTCAAAATGGTTTTCTACTGGAGATACTGCTGCAAGCGTAATATATGCTGCTGGTAATGTACCTAATTGGGTGCAAGCAAACACAGGCTTACAGTCAAGAATTACTGATATTGCCCCTGTTGCAACTACTTATCAAGAATGGATTAGCGTAAAAGGACAAGGTTATCCAAACCAAGCTAAAGGTGTTGGTGCTTTGCGTATTGATGTTTCTGATACATCTGCCGTTGCTTCTGATTCTACTAAAAAGGGTATTTTGTACGGAATTGTAATGACTATTGACCCATTAGCATCTAGGAATAATATTCCTTACGATGATGCTACTGGTATTCTTATTCAAAATGGTGGAACACAAAAAGCTACAGATGCTTTTTATGTAGGAAACGGAACACCATCTACAGTTCAATGGAATTCGATACTTTCTTGCGATGCCACTTCTGTAGTGGGTATTTCATTAAATGCATATATGCAAACTTATGGCATAGATTTAGCCAATGGGTCTTATGGATATAGTGCAATTAGAATTCCTAATTCATCCCATATTACAGCTAGAAATGCTGCAAATACAGATGATGTTCCTTTGCTTTGGTTAAACAATAACAATAATATTGCTTTTGGTAGTGCTTCATGGCCTATTAATGTTATTCCGTTTACGGATAATACTCAAAGTCTTGGACTTGGCTCTAATAGGTATTCTGTTGTATATGCTGGTACAGGAACAATTAATACTTCTGATGGAAATGAAAAAACAGAAGTTGTTGAAATATCTGATGCGGAAAAACGTGTTGCATTAAAACTTAAATCTCTTGTTAAACGATTTAAGTATAAAGATGCTGTTTTAAAAAAACAAAACAACGCACGTTATCATTTTGGAGTTATTGCACAAGATGTTAAAACTGCATTTGAATCTGAAGGTCTTGTTGCAGAGCAATATGGTATTTTTTGTTCTGATACTCTTGAGGATGGTGCTATTCGTTTAGGCGTTCGTTATGAAGAATTATTGGCTTTTGTAATTTCTGCTATTTAAGGATAATTAATGGCTAATATGCTCTTCGCAAACAACGCTAATACAACTTTAGCGTCTTCTCTGACAAATAGTGCTACAACTATGTCAGTTACTTCTGCGAGTGCATTCCCATCACCTACAGGGTCACAATATTTCTATTGTACATTAGCTGATGCAGCTACTCAAACAACCATTGAGATTGTTAAAGTAACTGCAGTATCAGGAACTACATTTACTATTGTTCGTGGACAAGACGGAACTTCAGGGACTGCATTTGCTTCTGGAGCAGTAGTATCTCTGCGTCTAGTACGTGCTTCATTAAATGACTTTCCTAAATTAGATGAAGCAAATACATTTACTCAAGCACAAACATTTAGCTCGGCACCTATTACATCTACATTAACTGGTTTTGTGTATGGTAATGGAGCATCTGCTCAAACTGTAGCAACAAATGCTCAATTATTAACTTTATTAGGAACATTGCCAGTAGCAAATGGTGGTACAGGATTAACAAGTCTTACTGCAAACTACATTCCTTATGGTAACGGAACAAGTGCTTTTAGCTCTAGTTCAGCATTAACATTTAATGGAACAAGCCTTGGAATTGGAACTTCTGCATATACTTACACTATTCAAGCTCAAAATGGTGCTGCTGGTGCTTCTGTAGGCGCAACAAATAGTGGTGGTGGTTCTATTAATATGGCGATTGCAAGTAACGCTACTTCAAACGCATCCATTACATATACTAATCAACTTACACTTTCTGGTGGCCCAGTTTTTATTCCGTCAAATGGTCTTTCCATTGGTAACACTACAGACCCAGGAGCAGGAAATTTATTAGTAAATGGTTCTCAATTTATTGGTACTACAAGTGCTATTAATAGCGGTAAATTAACCGTAAACGGAAAAGTAACAGCATCTTTATATAGCAATGTAAATGCTGCGGTAAACGTAGCAACTGGTGCAGGTGCAGTTACTATTACAGGCAATACTGGATTGGTTTTAGTTGCTGGTGGTATTTCAGGGAATAACTTTTGGGATTTAGTAATTTGTCAAGCATTTGGCAGTAGCTCAGTTATTGGTTCTGCTACTTATGGAAGCCCTCCTACAAGGACATACGCTAGTTCTAGCGGAAGTTTAACTCTTTCATTGTCTGGTGGAACAGCAGGAACTTATGCTATCAATTACACACCATTTACAGTATATTAATTTAAAGGCAATATATGACAACATTAATTCCAAAATATGACCAAGGCTCTACAGGAGCAGTCAATAGACCATTTAATCTAAAACTTGCAGAAACTATTTCTGTAAAAGATTTTGGTGCTGTTGGTAATGGTTCTACAAACGATACTGTAGCTATTCAAGCTGCTATTGCTGCTGCTCAAACTTATGCTGGTGGAAGCAATGTGTTTTTCCCTGCTGGTAATTATTTAATTAGCTCAACTCTTAATATAGCAAGTTCATCAGTTCAGCTTGTTGGTGAGGGTCGAGGAATTTCTCGTATTACATCAAACTTTGCAACAGGAAATATTATTCAATTTAATGGTGTTGCATATTCAGGTGTAAAGCAACTATCCATTACTTCTTCTGTCGCTAGAACTGCAAATGCAGCTATTTATATTGCTGCTTGTCACAATGTTATTGTTGAAAACATTGGCATTGAATCCAATATGTTTTACGGCATTCAAATTGAAGGCGGTACAAATCAATTCCTTACAACTGTAAATGATTTTGAAATTGATACAGGAAACGTAGGAATTCTTATTGGAGCTTCAGCAATAGCATCTGACACTTGGCTTCAAAATGGTGTTATTAATGCTTGTACTAATTCTGGAATTAATGTACAAAATGCTTCAGGATTGTATATGTACGGCATTGATATTATTAACTGTGCAGGTGGATTTATAACATATCCTTCTGCTGGTCAATCTGTTTCTGCTGTTTTTGCAGATACTGTTCTTTGTGATACTTGTTGGGCTAATGGATGGGGCTTTATTACTAATGGTGGTAGCGTCCATGAAGTAACATTGGTTAACTGTTGGGGTTCAACTTGTGGTTCAGTAGACCACACCAGTTCTGGTATGTATTTTGGTCAAGGAACTGGAAAAATAGAAGCTATTGCACTTACAAATCCAGTATGTATTAATAATCAAGGTAGCGGTATCCTTGTACAAGGAGCTTCTAAAGTTAATATTGTTAATCCTATTGTTGGTTTTAACAGTATGAATAATTCAAATGCAAGCTCAGGAATTACGTTTTATCAAAATTCTTCAAATTTTTCTGTTATTGGCGGTATGTCTGGATATGATGGTAATTCTCCATTAAATTACCAACGCTATGGTATTTATGTAGACTATTCATGCACAAACTATTCTATTATTGGTGTTGACGTAACTGGAAATTTAAGTGGTGGTATTCAGAACTATAGTCCTACAACGGGCCATGTATACGGCAATACTGGATATAAAACAAATAATTCTGGACAAGCATTTGTTCCAGTTGGAAGTTCATCTGTAACTGTTACTCATGGATTAAACTCAACTCCTTCTGCTGGAGACATTTTGGTAACTCCTGGAAACGATTTAGCTGTAGGCGGTGCTGCTAGATTTTGGGTTGCAAATATTAATTCTACTACTTTTGATATTTCTGTTAACTCAACTGTTACGTCTAATGCTATTCCTTTTGGATGGCAAGCTAGAACTTCAGGGGCTTAATATGTGGAAACACTATTGCTCAGTAGAAAAAGAATGGTTAGAAGTTGAAAAAGGACAATGTTGTAATTGGTGTGATAACAAGGAAAAATAATGGCAAATACTTATAATTGGGTTGTAAATTCTTTAGATTGTGTTCCTTCAACGGAAGGCAAAAATAATATTGTTTCTTGTGTTCATTGGAGCGTAATTGCTACTAGCTCAGAATCAAAAACAACAACAAACATAGATGGTTCTACATCTACAACTCCTTATTCTGCGTCAATTTATGGTGCTCAACCATTAATATATAAATCAGAAAATTCATTTATTGACTATTCAAAACTTACAAAAGATACTGTAATTGGATGGGTTCAAGAAGCTATGGGTGTTGACCAAGTTATGAACATTCAAGTATCCTTGGATAGCCAGTTGAAGGATTTAATTAATCCACCAACTATTACGCCACCTTTACCTTGGGGAAATTAATGAAAACATTTACACTAGAAGATAATGAAGCAGCATTTATTGTTCGTGTAGTAGGTCAATTACCTACTGAATCAGGAGCATATCCATTGCTTCAAAAGCTACAACAACAGTTTGCTTTAGTAACTGAAGAACCAAAGGCAGAATAATGACTACCACTTACCAACAATCTAGGGACAATGTTATCAATGGTGCTCTCCGTGTATTGGGGGTAATTGGTGCTGGTGATAGCCCAACCCCACAGGACTATCAAAACTGCTCAGAAGCCCTAAACCTGTATATTAAACAACTACAGACTAAGGGTATGCCCTTATGGTTGGTAGAAGACCTCCCAGTACCTATGGTTGCAGGTCAATATACCTATACATTAGGCCCAACAGGAGATGTAGTCTGTGACCGCCCATTAAGAGTCGTTATGGCGTTCATTAGAAGCCCTCAGGGGAACGATACAACCCTTCAGGTCATCTCACGTCAAGAGTATATGCAACAGGGCTATAAACCCTCTTCTGGCACTCCTAATCAGGTCTATTACGACCCACAATTGGGTAATGGCGTACTGTATGTATTTAATAACCCAAATGCCGCAGGGTGGACTATCCACCTACAAGTACAACAACCTATTTCAGACATCCTAACGCCTACTTCAATTCCCCAGTTTCCATCTGAATGGTTCAATACATTAAAGTTTGGACTAGCTGACCAGTTAGCCCTTGAGTATGGTGTTCCTGCACAAGTACGTGCTGAACTGGCTCAACGTGCCGCTAAGTATGAAGAAGTAATGACCGATTGGAGCCAAGAAGAGGCTTCTACTTCCTTTTCGCCAGATTTTAGGTTTAAAAATTAATGGCTATTTCTCGCATACCTCTCGCTCATAACATTGGTAGTCGTGATGGAACCTTAAACAAGGATTCAAAGCTAGGCAATGCGATTATTGAAGTAGAGAAAAAAGAGTCTATTGCAGCCGTTAAACGCCCAGGACTCAAAACCTATCAGACTCTAACCGCAGGAGAAGGACTTGGTATCTTTGCCGCTGGTACTCACTTACTTACTATTATTGGAACTACCTTCTATGACAATGGAGTGGCTAATGCTACCCCTGTTGATGGCACAGACGAATATGACTTCATTTACTCAGTAGACCAATCTCAAGTCTTTTTTAAGAATGAGAGCCACGGATATGTCTATACCATTGCAACAAGCACCATTTTAGATTTACAAGGCACCATAACGACGCAAAACGGTACGACCATATCAGGTACGCCTGTTGTAACATTATCTGCATCCAATCCCGCAATTCAGATTGGACAGATTGTGACAGGGACAGGTGTTCCCCTTGGCACTTATGTTTTAACCGTATTTGGTACTGCCTTAACTTTAAGTCAAAATGCTACAGCTTCTGCAACCGTTACTCTTACCTTTACTACCTCTTATCCTGGTACTACTGTATCGGGTGCGGTGTTTGTGGACGGGTATTATGTTGTTGGGACTCCTCAGGGTTTGCTTTATAACTCTAACGTAGAAGACCCTACAACTTGGCAAGCAATTAACTACATTGGAGTAGTGTCTGATGCTGACCCTTTATTGGCTATTGGTCGGACAATTAACTATATCGTAACATTTGGTTCACATCATATTGAGTTCTTCTATGATGCAGGTACATCCCCAGGCAGTCCATTTCTACCATATCAGAACTCTGTCATTCAATTTGGAGCCGCAGCAGAAGACTCTTTAATACAAATGGATAACACTCTTGTTTGGATGGGTACAAGCCACCAAAAAGGTTTTCAAGTAATGGCAATGTCTGGTCAATCCCCTCAGATTATCTCTAACCAGTATATTGAAAGAATTATTAATAATTGCAATCCTGACCTTGCTTATGCTTTTAGCATCAAAACATCAGGGCACTCCTTATACGTATTAACCCTTAGAGACTTAGGGTATACCCTAGTATATGACTTTGCTCAAAATGGTTGGACATATTGGACTTCCACCGAAAATAACGTAGAAGGTTATTTTAAGGGTCAGTTCTATACCAAGTATCAGGATATGGATTTAATCCAACACGAGACCAATGGTAAAGTCTATGAGTTTGACCCAAATACCTATCAAGATGACGGTAATCCAATTGCGGTATTGGCTCGTACTCCATTAGTAGATGGTGGCGATAATCTACGTAAGTTTTGGAGAAGCGTTCAAGTTGTAGGAGATAAGATTGATTCTTATGCCCTTTTACGTTATACCAGTGATGACTACCAAACCTTTTCTGCGTGGCAGAACGTTAACCTCAATACCGCTAAATCCGAAGTCCATAGACTAGGGCAGGGCCGTAGGAGAGCGTTTGACTTACTTCACCAAGATAATGTACCCTTG